CCAGACGCTACTTGCTCTTCCATCTGCTCCATCATAAACGCCTGTCCTTGTTGGAAGCCGATGATGACATCGTCAATGTTCTCGTGAATCTCTTGGAGGAATGCGAGAACAAGGTTGATGTGTTCGGGCTTCACCCAGTCCCAGTCCTGAGAGCGACGCATCGTGCGGGAGATGATGTGAAAGCGGTTGATTGTGTTTTGATACTTCTTCTCAAAGTCCTTCATCTTGAAGAGAAGGGCGAGGTTGTGTAAGATGCCGACATCACCCACACCAAAGGTCGTTCCCACAAGACCAGAGGGAAAGGTGTAGGGAATGGTCTCGTGCTTATTACACTTGGAACGCTCGGCTTGGAGGTTGGAACGGGAATATTCGGAAGTGGCTGACATTGTCTTGGATACTGATTGCTTGGTTGTCTATTAATTATCAAAAAAAAGCAATCAATTTTTATTCTGGTTTTTAGTTTTTGTTTTTCGCCGTGTCGTCGTGTCCCTATAAGGGAGGTTGCTGTATCCACATTCCTAATAAAAACAAGGGCGGGTTGCCCCTTTGTTTTTATTCTTTTTTTTCGTGGAGTTTTTGTGGTGTTTAGACGACGCAGTTCTTCTTGATGTAAGCGTAAATCGCATCACGGTTGTCTTTCTTGGTGTAAGCGTAGGTGTAGCCATCAACCATCGTTCCAAAGGCAAGGGCGAGAGGGCAGAAGCCCGTGGTCGCTCCACCTGCGGGGGTAATGACGAGGCAGTAGATGGTCTTGCCCTCCACATCATACTCCTTGTTGTTCTCCTCATAGATGGTGAGTTTGCCCTCCTTGGCGAGGTTCTTCCACTGCTTCATCTGGGCGGTCATCTCCTCCTTGTTATACACGGAGAAGTCGTGGAGGTGCTTAATCCACGAGAAGGCGATGTCAGTCTTGTTCTTCTCCGTGAGAATCTTGCGGGAGAACTTGCGGACATCGTCCATATAGAGCATAGACGCTCCCTTCTTTTTCAGTTCGGCGTGGCGTTTGGATTGTTCTTCTTCGGTGGGCTTGTGGAAATAGGCGACGGACATTCTTGGATACTGGTTGCTTGGTTGCCTTTTAATTATCAAAAAAAAGCAATCAATTTTTTTTTGGATTGGTTGCTGTATCCATATTCCTAATAAAAACAAGGGTCGCCCCTTATCCTTAGAGGTTTTTTAGTTTTTAGTCGGTTTCGTAGTAGTTTAGCAGTCCCAGCCGTCATAACGCAGGTGCTTCGTTCCTGTGATAATAGGGTGTCTCAAACGGAGGCGGTCAAATAGTTTGTTGTAGTCCTTGCGGGATTCTTTGGTATTGTAGTCGCAGTCCTCGTCTGGACTGTATTCTATCAACTGTCCGTCTTGGTCGCAGTCGGCGAGACTGATGGACTTCTTGTTGATTCTGATGACCTTGGCGATGCGAGTCATCACCCACTTGTAATAGCCCCGTGGGAAATGCGGGACAATTACAATATCTCCAAGGCGAATCTGATTGTATTCTTTCGTTTCTGTATCAAAGGGGAGTTCTCCATCTTTTTCAACATTCCAGTTCGGAGGCACTCCTGCGAACCGATTGGTGCGTTCGGCTTCGCAGTGGCGGTTCGCATACTTCATCTCATACGCCATCTCCACAATCATCTTGAAGACTTTTTGTTCCATTCTGCGTGGGGGCTTCGGCGGAGCAACGGTAGGCTTCTTTCTGCGGACGACGACTGACATCTTGTAATAGGTTGTTCGTTTGCCTTTTAATTTTCATTTTTTGACAATCAATTTTTATATGGGTTCGGTTGCTGTATCCATATTCCTAATAAAAACAAGGGTCGCCCCTTATCCTTATAGGTTTTTTTAGTTTTTAGTCGGTTTCGTAGTATGTTTGTTCGTTGTGTTTATATCTTCATCAAGGCACTCAGGAGTGCCTTCTTGTCGCCCGTCGGCTTGATGCCGTTCGCCTTACAGGCTTCTTTGAGTTCCTTGACGGTAATACGGCACTTGTTGGAGTAGGTGCTTCCCGTCGCATTCGGCTCGGCACTCAGAATCTCAATTCCGCACCTGACAGTGTTCGCCCAGATGGTCGGGTGTCGCTCGTGGTATTTCTCCCACGAATCGTCAAATCCGCCGAACACGCAGGAGATATGGCTTCCAGCCTCGCCGAACCCGCCATACTTCTTGTATTTCGGCAGGTAGTCAAAGCCGTTGGGAGTCCCTTTCCAGAGACGAGCCTCGGCGAGTTGGGAGCAGTGTCCTTGGGCTTTCGCCTTGCGGGTGTTCTTGTCGTTGAGGCTCAGCAGTTCGTTGAGAAAGGGCAGGTGGTGTCCGATGGTGGGCTTCTTGGATTGCTTCTTGATTGCGGGGGCAGACATCTTGGATAGGGGTGTTTGGTTGTCTTTTAATTATCAAAAAAAAGCAATCAATTTTTATTCTGAGTTTAAAAGTTTGTCGCTTTTTCCTAATCAATGTCATACTACCAAAGGAACAAAGAGATGATTATCGCACGACAGATGGCGTATCATAGGGAACACAGGGAGAAATACCTGGCGTATATGAGTGCCTACAACAAGGAGTATTACTTGAAGAACAAGCCCCCACCGAGACCCAAGAAGGAGGTTGCTGTAAAGGTAAAAGTGGCGAGAGTTCCCAAGCCCAAGAAGGAAAAGAAACCGAAGAAGGAGAAGCCCTCCTATGATTATGTAGAACCCGTCTATGAACTTCCCACGAAGATTGAGCGTGGCGTGTTCGTGCTTCATTTTGATTAATGGAGGATTGGAGGATATGGAGGATTATTCTCAGGTTCGCCAGATGGCGAGATGCCCCCAGACCGAGTTGCTTCTGGTTGGCGAGTTTCAATAATGTTCCATATCCTCCATTCCTCCATTATGGTGTCTCCGTGCTGACATCAAAGAGAAAGCGAGTATCCTTCTTCTCCAAGTAGGCAAGTCGCTGTTCCTTGACCTTCTCCCACGCTGTTGTGTGAAGTAGGTTTCCACACTCCTCAGGAATCATCATTGAAGGGTGTTCCTTGATGTCTTGGACGAATCGGCGTAGAATAGGGGTGGGAATGACGGGAGATTGGTCTAAGATGCGGTCATACTCGTTCTTACACTGACGCACGAAGTCTTTGGCTGGTTTCCTCTTGTCTCGTTCTAAGGACAATTCCGTATAGATTTGGCGATGGAGTTTTCCCCACGATACAGCGGAGTTGCGGTGCGATTCGCTCTTCTGTGCCGACGCAAAGAAGTTCTGTAAGGTGGTGAGGATTCCCGCACCGAGACTGACTATCCCTATCACCATACTCGCCAACTGCTGAGAGGTGGGTGGGACATAGGATTGAATCGCCAAGTTCGCACTCCCACACAGCGTAGATAAGATAATGACTGGAATGCTGAACCACAGGTGTTCCTTGTGGAACTTACGAGAACCACGCTCATTCATTAACTTGTAGCATAGACTCCTATCACTCCATAGAGCAAGGAGATATTCTTCTTGTTCGCTCCAATCGCAGGGCTTTCCTAATGAAACTTCTGAGTTCTCTTTACTGTCAAGTTCCACGACAACATTCATTTATAGTATGTCCCTAAAAAAAATATAATATCCTTGCGGATAGTATATTCGTTTTTTAATCGGTTTTTACTTTTTCATACCATAGGGGAGTTTCAACCTCCAATTACATCTTCTTCACTTCGTAGTCGCCCGTCAGCATCTTCTTCAAGAGCATCTTCTTCACGACTTTCTCCAACTTCTTGTGTCCCATACGCACAGGGACGATGATATTCATATTACACGAGTCGCATACCTTGTCAGTATCCAGAGGAGCAGGGTTGTTGCCCCAGCCATTGAACTTCTTGTCGCAGATGGGGCAGGTCTGACCCTTCAAGTGCGGATACTCCTCGCACATAATCTCGTTGTGAATGGCGGTAATCTGTTGGATAAGTTCCATTCGTTGCTCCTGAGAATGGACGGCGTTGGAACACAACTCCTCATTGAGGCGGTCTTGGGCGTGGAGCAGTTCAATCATACGAGGGGAATCAGTGGTGTGGGACATTGTTGCTTGTTGTTCTGGAATTGTTTGCCTTTCAATTTTCATTTTTCGGCAATCAATTTTATTATTCTGACCTTTTTTTCCAGACACCCTCTCCCTATCCAAGGGCGATAGTCCCGCAAACCACTCATCAACTTGTCCTTGTGTAAAGGTGATTCCCTGAAACTCTACTTCCATTCTACCAGGTAGTCAGAAAAGACTTCCTTGGGAAAGAGGTGGAGTCGTGCCTTGTAGCCGTCCCCACCGTTGATGGTGCGGGTGTATTTCGTCGCCAGGATAAACTCCTTGATAATACGCACAGGGATAAGGTAGAGGGTGTCCTTTACCGTATCAAAGTAGGCGTAGTATTCCGCCTGTGTTGTCTGAATCCCACTGGGCTTCTTGCTACACTCAAACTCAATACAGATGTTCCCTGTCTTCGCCATCATTCTGTCCGCCTTGACTTCGTATTTCGTCTCCTTACCGCCCTTGACGACAAGGACATCATACTCGTTGTTGTTCTTGAACTCAAAGGAGTCGGGCTTCAAGTATTCTACCAGTTTCTTTTCGTATTGTTGTCCGAATGCTAAATCGTTATTCCACACCATTTTCTATTATAGCAAGATAAAAGTTTTTTTACAAAAAAAAATCACGCCGTAAGGAACTAATCGTCATTCGCTGACAGCCAAATGTCTTTTTCGGTCATACATACATTGGGATAGTTTTTGAAGATGGTCGCCCAACGACTCTTCAAATCCTTAATCTTCTTCATCTGGTGCTTGTCAATACCGAGATACTCCGTAAGCAGATACTTGATGCCTCGTGCTGTTCCTGAATGGGGAAAGTAAGTAACGCTATGACACTCGTTGAGAACCCTTCGTGTGTCCTTTCCTGCGGTCGGCAAGTGGTTCGTGATGACACAGGTGATTTTGTGGTGGCGACCGACTTCCAGAATCTGATTCATAATGGAATAGACCGCCTCTCGTTGCTTCTTGTCGCCAATGACATCAATATCGTCCAGCACCACAAGGGAGTTGGCGAACTCATCAACTAAGAGCGGTTCTTTCCAGAGACTATCATCTATCATAATGCGTTTGGGTTTCACCACATCAAGCGATTCGTCTTCGTGAAGGGCGGAGAAACAATAGATGGGGTTCTTTGGGAGCATTCGTTGGTATTGCTTGATGTAATTAGCCGTGTAAGTGGATTTTCCACTACCACTCGCTCCCGTGATGTAAAGAATCTGCCGTTCCGTCTCGGGGTCAGGTAATTGCTGAAACTTTCCATCGTTCAGCGTAAGTTTCGTAAAGGGCTTCTGATAATCGTCTTTCTCATCGCCCAAAGAGGAACTGACGGAGATAATCTTGTTGTTATAAGCACCCCCATCTACTTTACATAGAAATCTTCCAACCCGTTCAAAGTTAAGACTCATTCTTTATTATTATATGGTAAATAAAATAAAATAATAATTCACAAGTAGGTAAGCCACTGGAAATTATAGAAGGCACTCGCATTCACGCTGTCTAATACAACAATACATCTCCACAGGCTTCCTCGTGATAATACATAGTTATTCACGGTGCTTGGTGAGGGATTGGTTGCGACGAACCCTGACCCATTGTTATTCTGGTTGAAATAAACAGAGGCGGGGTTGGTGTCATTGATACAGGTCAGGTAGATAGGTTGGTTGGGTGAGACTGTGTTCTGAAACAAGTCCCCTATGGTGAAGGGAATGACCGCATTCGCACCATAAGTGGCGACCAGTTGTGCGTAAGTAGGGAAGTTGAGGGTAATTCCCGAGTTGAAAATAGGAACAGAACTGTAAAGGATACAGTTCGCCAGTAGGGATACATTGGTGAAATCGTAGTTTCCACCATTGACATTGATGGATACACCTGCGGGTAAGGGAGAAGGGGAGAGGTTGATGATGGGATTGGTCGCCGTTCCTGTGATGGTCGTGTTTGTCCCAGCGGAGACGCTTTGAACGCCCGTTGAGGTGGAGTTGATGATTGGATTCTGTGCCGTCCCTGTCAGCGAAACATTTGTTCCAGCCGTTAGAGAGAGAACACCTGTGTTCCCAACCGTAATCGCACCCGTTGCTGAACTGACACTTATTCCTGTCCCTGCCGTTAAAGATGACACGCCTGTTGTTGCGGTAGAGTTGATGATGGGGTCAGTAGCCGTCCCGCCCAGCGTAATGTTTGTTCCTGCGGTGATGCTCTGAACGCCACTTGAACCGCCACCACCTGATTGACTGTTTTCGTTGAGAGCGACCGACCAGGTATTTGCTCCTCTCCAAGTATTAGCCCCGCTCATTTATTATTAAGTAATAAAATATTTAATAATAATAAAGAATGCTCTCCTGGTTGAAGTCGTTTATCTGGAAACCCGAGAAGAAGGAGGAAACGCAATACCCCAAGCAGATTGTCTATCCACGAGGACACTACACTCTTACACCCATACGGATACTGGAATGGTGGCGACAAGAACCAAAGTTAGACCCCCTACCGCCGTTTCCACCCAGTCCAAGGAAACCTTAGACAATGTTTAGCACTGTTCCATTACGCCACACCGCACCCGCTGGAAGACCCGCCGACGCAGTAGGTAAGTTGGTAAAGATGAGGTTTCCACCCGCTTTAAGAATAGCAGAGATTGTTCCCGCACCACTGGAAGCACTTGCGTCAATGGAAATATTACCAGATGATGTTTTTAGTGCGTTGCCGTTCAAGTCCAAAGGACGGAAGGAGTTGTTCTCGTTGTCTGCTCCGTTCATACGGAAGACCAATGATGGAACTCCTCCATTCACCAAAGTGTAAAAGTCTAATGCCCCGTCTTGATTACCAGCACCCACATTCGTAGCAACGCATTCAATCGCTCCAAACTGTCGTTTTGTTCCAGTAGAGTCATTTGCGTTCAGACTGAGTTGTGCTATAACATCATTTTGTGCTACATTCTTGTTCTTATACATTTCTACAAACACAGTTCCCGTTCCCGCATCTGTATTTATCATTTTAAAAGTTGGATTCGCAGAACCACCCGCTGATTGCTGGGTGATTCGCAACGCACCATTTGTAGATGCTACTGCTTCTGTAATATTAACTCCACCCGTGCCGTTTGTGATAAGGTCTAAGTCGGTATTTACTGGTGTAGCAGTGATACTGTTGTTTTGAATAGAAAGACTCTCTACCAATACAACACCAGAACTTGAACTTATATTCATATTTCCAGTGCTGGTAATACCGAGTGTTCCATCTGTGGTAAGAACTGACCCACCATTTGTAGCACTGGTGGTAAGTGTGGTGGTCTTTGAAGCACCAGAAATATTCTTTGATTGTTGTTCGTAGTAGGTAGAAACGGGAGAACAATAAATATCGTGCTGGTTAAGAATGGGATTTGCTCCACTCACATCATTATTTTTAACAAGGATTCGTGATTTACTCGTGTCGCACTGTTCGTCTATGGAGGTAATTAAAGTCCCGCTATTCGCAGTAGCATATTGCGTCTTAAAACTTGAACTGGGTTGAATGGTTGTGGTCTGATTCCCCACATTACCACCATTATTCAGACTTTTAGAGCAGACAATCCCAGAAGGATTTATCGTTTCGCTGATGCTATTAGAAACACCCGTTCCAGTGTTGGTGAATTGGTTGTTTTCTTGAATGGTGGAGGCGTTTATTGTTTTTGTGTAGGTGGCGGTAGTTGTATTGAGTGTATCTACCAAAGAGTGAGTGTCTAACAATCCCAGAATATTAGTAAAATCAGTTCGTGTTGCGGTTGTGCCTTGAAATGTTCCAATTGCTTGAACCGCAAGGACACTATCACTTGCCGAACTCTCACAACTATATGTATGTGTTGTTCCAAGGGGTGTGTCAGTCCAAGAAGTAGAATGAGAAGCCACTCCTCCCGTTATAGCACTTGTGGTATTACCCGCTTGTTGTGAAACGGGATTACTGTAATCCAGAGCAGAACTGACTGACACACCAGCATTAGCGACAATAGCGATAGAGGTCGTATCATCTCCAACGGTAGAAGCACCAGAGATTGTTTGTTCGCCAATATTTAGAACAGAAGTAAGAGGGGCTTGGAGATTGATAATAGGAACATTTGCCGTTCCAGTAATGCTGATATTCGTTCCAGCGGTGATAGAGGATACATTTCCAGAAGAAGCAAGAGCAGACTGAACGAACGCTGTGGTGGCGACTTGTGTATCGTTTGTGGTGGAAGGGACAACCGTAGGGGCAGTAACCTTATATCCACCATAACCGCTTGGAAGACCCAGTTGAACGCCACCACTCACACCACCGCTTACCAGAATATGCGGGGTGAGGTCTGATGTGATGACTTTGAACTCTTCCGTTCCTTGAATAACGAATGACGGATTGCCTGGTGCGTTTCCAGACAGGGCAAAGTTCTGTGTCGCCACATTACTCGTTAGATTCACGAGTGTTCCTGAGATGATGGGATTGGTTGATGTTCCCGTGATAGTAATGTTCGGGTTTCCTGCGGTAATTCCCACCACTGAACCGCCACTGCTTCCCGCTTGTGCGTTTTCATTGAGTGCGACAGACCAAGTATTTGCTCCTCTCCAAGTATTTGCTCCTGACATTTATTTATAGGAGATATTATTTTATTTTGAATTAATAAATGGACGGTGGTGTGGAAAAAACAATGGCTACTCCAATGAGTTATACAGACATCAAAGAATACTTACCTAATGCCCTTATCTTGAAGTATAGCGAGTTGAGTCGGTATTCCACGCTGGAAGACTTGCTCCCACAGGTAAAAGACTTTGCGTTATTGCTGTATGAGGATTCTCCGAATAAGGGTCATTGGGTCGTAGTAAGCCGACCAGAAGAAGGCATAGCGGAATACTTTGATTCTTACGGAGGATATGTAGATGCCCCACTCAAATGGACGGACAAGGAGACTCGTATCGGACTCGGGGAAGGGTTTGCGATGCTGAGTAAGTTATTCAAGGAATGTCCCGAGAAGGTCGTCTATAACAAGATTAAGTATCAGAAGGACGGTCAGCATATCGCTGACTGTGGTCGTTGGTGTGTGCTACGCACTTTGAAGATGAAGGCGGGGTATGACCTCAACCAGTTTCATAAGTGGGTCGTGAAGCAGGATAAGAAGATGAAGGGTGATAAGGACGCATTCGTATCTACTATCATTCCGTGAGGTTTTTTACCGATAATTATCTATTATACCTTAATAGATAATGCCGAAGAAGAAGGAAGAAAAAGAGGAGGTCAGGAATACCGTTCAGTTGGAGAGAGTTCCCGACGAAAAGCCGAGAAAGAAGAAGGTGAAGCCAAAGATGACGATAGAGGTTGTTCCTGTGGTAATGACTTTTGAGTAAAAACAAAGGGTTGCCCCTTGTTTTTAGTTTTTTTAGTTTTCGTGGAGGGTTGTGGAGGATTACTCGCAGTCGCAGTGGTTTTCGCACCAGTCCAGGTAGTCGGTGTGGTTGATAAGGTTGTCGTTGAGGTTGTCGTTGATGATGGTGTAGAGCAACATCTTCTCATTGACCGTGTTGTCCTTGGTGATTGGACCGAACTCGGCAATGACAAGGGCGATTGCGTCTGCGATTCCATACTCGCACAGGAGTCGCTCCACCTCGTCGTTATACATAATGTTAATCGCATCGTCCAACTCCTCGTGCTTGATGTCGCACACCAGTTCGTTGAAATCGTCTTCCGTCATCTCACCCTCGTGGTCTGACTGGATACGCTTGTATATATCCACCTTGACTTCTTGGACGAACTGACTGATGGTGTATGCTTGAAAGTTAGGGAGGGACATTGCTTTCTTCTTGTATGCTATGCCTTTTAATTATCAAAAAACAACAATCAATTTTATATGTTTGTCGTTTTTTCACTTTTTTTTCTTCTTTAAGTCCTCTTGCGATAAGAGATTACTTGCCGAGGTTCAGGAGGCACTTGTGGTCGTCCTCTTTGATGTTGAAGTCTTTCGTGAGCGTCGCCTTCAACGCCACCGCATCAATCACGAAGCCGTTCGCACTGGACTTCTCCTTGTGCGTGATTCCATAGTCTGCGTCCATAGACTTCAACTTCATCGCAAAGGACTTCACGCTAATCTTCTCACGCATAGAATGCTCTTCACGCCACGCATTATACTTGGTGAGGAGCGGGGTAGAGGGAATGAAGTAAGTCCCATCGTCCTCGTCCTTGTATTCCTCCACCTCTGCCGAGCGGTAGAAGAACAGGTCTTTCAAGAAGTCCAGTTCAGACGGCAGGGACATACATTGGAGCGTCTTGTAGTAGGTGGTGATGGGACGCTCATCACGGAACGCATATCTATCCACCTCGTCCTTGAAGGTCAGGAGATAGTCCGCAATGTCCTTGATGAAGTCGTCGTTGTGGAGGAACGCCCAGAACTGCTTCCAGTAGTCTGACTGACCCACTCGGCGGTTGGAAACCGCCACCGCCATATTGCGTCTGTCGCCCTTCTCAATGACGACCGAACCCGCCGTGTTGGTCGTGAAGAGGATACGCTCTGATGCCTTCACACGAATCATATCCGTCCGCATCTGGCGAATCTCGTGCGTCGTGTTGGTGATGAGGTCTTTGATGCGGTCATTGGAGGTCGCCGTCGTCTTCAAGTTAATCTCCGCAAACTCAATGAAGAGTTTATACTTCAAAGTCTTGTTGAAGTCGTGGAGAATGTCGCCGTTCTTGGTGGGGTCGCTCGTGTTATGGACGCATCGTTGTCCCAGCAGACGCTCCATCAGGACACGGAGCATCGTCTTCCCGCACCCTTGTTTGCCCCAGAAGATACAGGCAATCGGCTGGGCGTTCTTCTTGTCAGGATTACACACGATGTCCGCACACCAGAGCGTCAGCCACTTCACATAGGCGGGATTGTCCTCCATCAAGGACAAGAGGTAGTCTTGGAAGAAGGCGATGTGTTCCTGCTTCTGCTCCTCGGTGGAACTGGAAGCCAGTGTCTTGTAGCGAAGTTCAGGGAACGCATAGAAGACATCAGGGCGTTGATGCTCTTCCTTGACGCACCCATACTCCACTTCGGCGTAGGAACGCTTCTCAGGGTCGTAATACCAGTCCTTCAAGAAGTCCATCGCTCCCACGAACGCATCTTCGTTCATCACGGTAAAGTTGCTCTTGTCGTAGTAGTGGAGTTCTTCCACGCCGTCCTCAATGCCGAGGGTGAAGAACTGGTTCTTACACTTGAAGCGGTTGCGTTCAAAGTCCGCACGACGAGCCTCATACGAGTTGGGGACAACCTCCTCACCCAGCCACTCCACCTTCTCCTCTGCCGTCATCTCCATAGACTTCACTTCCAGTTTGATAGTGTAGTCCGTGTCGGCGAACACCTTGGCTTCCAGTTTCTTGATGAAGTTGCCCTCCGTGATACGCATACCTTTCTTGATGTGGAGACCGTCATAGATGAGCGACCCCGTCGGGTTCTCAATCTTGCGTTTCTTGCCCTCGTCGTTGATGCCTCGCACCAGGGATTCCAGAATCTTCCGCTCTTCGTCCTGGTAGAGTTCCGAGGCGAACATTCCAATCCAATACTCTTTTTCCTTCTGCTCGGCTTTCTTGACGACATACTCCATCAACTCCTTGTATTCGGGCAGTCCCACGATATGTTGGAGATTCGCCAGGTATTCCGCCTTGATGTCCTTGACAATCTGCGGGAGGTCATACTTCTCAATGTAGGGGTTCAGTTCCCAGTAGAGGGAGGTGTTTCCCGCTCCGCAGAAGAATATCTCAATGAGGACATCTTTGGCGGTGATGCGTTCCAGAGGGAAGTCAGGGTAGTGTCCCATCAACTCCGCCAACACCGCCTCACGGTTGTCGCACAGGTGCTTGAACTTGCGGGTCGGGAGTCCGTGCTTCTCAAATATCTGACACATCACATTGCCTGAGGCGTTCGCCACATCAAGGTCATCGTAGTCATCGGCAAAGAGCAGGTTGCGATGCTCCCGCTTCATAGAGCAACCCGTCGTGTAGGTCTTCTCCTTCTTGTTCCGAGCGAGACCCTTGAAGCGACCATACTTCGCCACCTCATACTCCACTTTGACCTCGCCGGTCTTCTCGTCCATCTTGTCTTTGTAGGACTTCAACGCTTGTTTCTCGTGCTTCAACACCTTCTTGGATTGAATCAGGGATTCCAGGTTCGCCAGATTGGGCTTCTCATACGAAGTGAGTTTGACAGACATCTTTTATTATAGATAAGATAATCTTTTTAACTTAATAAAACGCACTTTTTGATAATCAATTTTATTCTTTTTTGGTTTTTCATTTTTTGGAGTTTTTCAAAGATGCCGTAGGGTTTCATCAGATTCCAGGGGGTAGGTCAAAGGGCTTAAAGGATTTCCAGACGGACTCTTGATTCTCTGAACTTGACAATGGAGGAATGGAGGAATGGAACATATGGAACATTATTGAAACTCGCCAAGCAGAAGCAACTCGGTCCGAGGGCTACTCGCCATCTGGCGAAACCAAGAATAATCCTCCATATCCTCCAATCCTCCATCGGGCTTAAAGAAACTTCTGATGCCCCACGAAACCCTACGGCATTAAATTAAAAAATGAAACAAACCAAAAACAAATAAAATTGATTACAGCGTTTATTTAATTTAAATAATAACATCTACACTATAATAAAGAATGTCTTCCACGCCTAAGAAGTATA